CGCGAGACGGAAGCAGTAGCAAGAGCCGGCGGGAGTGCCACAAACGGCGGCGCTAATCCAAATTCCACAAATCAAGTGTTTCCCAAATTCAAAGACAATCCCCTAGCTGATTTAGACAATCCGTCATATTATATTAGATTCTTTGTTATTGGAGAAAAAGATGAAAGATCAATACCAGCCGATGATCCAACCTTTGCATCAATACGAGATGTTAATAAAGTGGTACTAGCAGAAACTGCGGTTACCGGAATTAATATTGAAAGTTTAGAGCTTAAAACAGCAGTTGGGCCAAACCAAGCCACTAAATTAGTTCAAGCATTGGAATTTAAGATGCGCATCTTTGAACCAATGGGGTTAACTTTTTATGACAAACTATTGGCCGCTGCCAGAGATTTGGCGATAATTAATTTTCAAAAAGCACCATATTATATTGAAATTAAATTTCATGGATATAACCCAGATGGATCATACGCAGACAATGTGGGTCCGGATGGCCCCAACACCAAAAGGTGGGTATACAAAGTATTCATAGTAGATATTCAATCAGAATTTACCAAAGCAGGTACTGTTTATGATATCACTCTAGTTCAATCAAATGATTTGGGCACCGGTGATAATTTTTTCGCATTAGATTCCAGTTACAGCATGGAAGGAGCAACAGTTGGTGATGTAATGCGGAATTTGATTGAACATAAAGCAAAATCAGAAGTGGCAAATTATGGAATTCAAAGAAACAAATATACCATAAAATTGTTACCATTAGAAACCAACCTTGGTGACATCAGCGCGAGTAGGTTGGGCATAGGCACGGATCCAGAAAGGTGGGCCATAATCAATCCCAGCAATACATCGTCTTCAGATACAACTAGCACCAATACCGCCGGGCAAGGATCAGCAACGTTTGCAAAAGGTAATACTATTGCAACTATTATAGAACAAATTTTTACATCAACATTAGAGGGGCATAAACTGGTTATAAGAAATACTCAACCAGAAATATATGGGAGTGTTTCTCAATTTATTATTGTACCGTGGATTCTGACCTCAGTAAAAATTAGAGAAGAGCAGCCCATATATGATCTAGCCATTCAAGACTATAATCGAGATATCACGTATTATGTAATACCATACCTAACAACCCAAGCAACCGCTTCAATAGATCAACAACTACCAATACAGCTTAAACAGCGCAATCAAATGATTGAAAATTTAAAAATACGAGTTAGAACAGGAAAATTAGAAAAAAAATATGATTATCTGTTCACTGGTGAAAATACCGAAGTTTTAAATGTTGATTTTAAATTTGATACTTTTTTCAAAGCAGTCATTCCATTATATGCCGGCACAACCAATAATTCTAGATATAGAGCAGGCCAACAATTAAGTGACGAAGGCGGCGTGTTACAACAAACTATAGAAAATACAGCAGCTCTACAAAAAGCAACATTCGATAGAAATAGGCTACTAAACACCCCCGAAGGAGAAAAAATAGACCCGGGCCTGCGCAGAGCGGCGATTGCTGAAGCAACCAAAAGAATTGAAGATTCTAGAGCCAGAGTAGAAGATCTTTCAATAAAATCTTCCGTTATTTTACAAGAAACTGCTAGAAGAAATAGAGAAAATATTATTTCCGGTGATACATTTGCAGAAGATTTAAGTAGTTTTACAGGTAACATTTTTCCAGTAACAATAGATAAAAGTGTTAGAGAAAGTGGTCAAGACGGCGCTGGTAATATTGAAGCAAATGCCATTCAGCAGTCAATGACCACAGCAGTGCTAAATCAAGTAAAAGATAGAGCGATGGTTACCGTTAATTTAGAGATACGGGGCGATCCATACTGGTTGGGAGTCACTAATTTAGAAGAAAGTTTTTATCAACCATCAAACAAAAAAACAGGATTGGCTACATTTAATGACGGCAATATGTATTTTATTCTAAAAACTTTAATACCACAGGGGATTGAAGAACTTAAGGCAGATCAATCAAATGCTGCCACCGCAGGAAATGTAAAATTATCAGTCAATGAAGCATTTACCGGATTATATCTTATTAAATTCGTACTTCACAAATTTAATAAAGGAAGTTTTACACAAACTCTTGAAGCCGTGAGAGATGTTAATATAGATATTAATTTAATAGGAGGATTAAATGGCTAGATCCGAATTTAATGATTTTAAACGAAGCAATACTCCTAGATCAGAAAATACCGCACAAACATCTGTAAAAAATCAATACCATGGGATATATATTGGTAAAGTAAAAGAAAATAAAGATATAAGTCGAGAAGGTCGAATCAAAGTGCATATTCCCGAACTTTGCGGAGATCCCAGCGACAGTAAGTCTTGGATAAGAGTACAATATGTTTCTCCTTTTGCTGGATCTAGCCCGCCCACATTAAACAAAGCAGGCGGAAAAAATAGTAATCAGTCTCAAGTAAGTTATGGCATGTGGTGTATACCGCCAGATTTGGAAAATGACGTTATAGTATGTTTTATTAACGGAAACCCCAACCAAGGCATATATATTGGCTGTTTATATCAAACCGGAATGAATCATTCAGTTCCGGCAATTGGGATAGCGGTAAGTCAACAAAAAGGAGTTAAATTAGACGGTAAGGAAATTAATCCACCAACGGCTGAATATAATAAACGAGATTTAGAACAAGACCCGGAAAATCCGGAAAGACCAAGAGCAGAATCACTACACCAAGGGTTATATAATCAAGGGTTATATGCTGATGCAGACCGAGGCCCATCAAATGCATCAGCTAGACGAGAAGCACCAAGTCAAGTATTTGGGTTCAGTACCCCAAGAGGCCATAATATACACATAGATGATGGAGAAATTGAAGTTGATCCCACAACCGGCGAACCGCTATACGCTGATAACCAAGTAGTTAAAAAATCACTCACAAATGAATATATTCGTCTAAGAACAAGACACGGAACGCAAATAGTTGTTAATGATACATTAGGATATGTTTATATTAACTCAAGGCAAGGAAACTCGTGGTTTGAAATATCAGATGAAGGCATCAACTTATATACTTCAAAAAATTTCAATGTTAGATGTCAAGGTGATATGAATATTAGAGTTGATGGTAATTTAAACCAAGAAGTTATTGGCACTACAAATTGGCGGAACGGAGGAAATTTTAATGGGCAATACGAAAGCGATTTAAATCTATCAATTATACCCGGCGGCGGATCTTCCGGAGGCAACAACGAGCTTAGAATAAGTGCTAAAGGTGAAATATTCATTAATAGTGATGATGCAATCACAGTTGATGCTAGAAATCAATTAATACACAAAACTAGCACGTTGGTTCAAAAAGCAAATGCAATACACCACAATAGTTACAATGTATCCGGGGGCAAGGCTGCGCAGGGTCCCGAAAAAGGTGCGACCAGGGATCGCCAATTAACCGGTCCAGGGTACCCGGAGGGAGAAGTAGGTGGCGGAAGTTCAATATTGCCAGCTAGGGGATTGATTACGCATGAACCCTGGAATTACCACCAAAAAGTAGGATCGCCAAATACCAGTGAAAACAGTATTGGCAATGTTAGAAAAGAATGTCCTCCCGCCGGAACACAACCAGGCGCAGAGGAAGCCAACGCAAGTGCAGCCAGCGCACCAGGAGCAGATTCAAATATCAAAGCAGGAGGGCCCGCCGCCGCTGATCCAAGAATAGAATCGCAGTCAGTGTCGGACGATGAACGCGCTCTATCCGAATCGGTTGATAAAAAGAGAAACATACTTGAAAGAAGAAAAGCATTAGAAGAACGTGAAAAACAAAATAATGAACGAGCTCGAGAAGGGCAAGCTCAAGTAGAACGGCTGCTTACACAAGGAAAAATACAAGAAGCAAATGCGTTGTTGGACGAAACTGGTCAACGATTTGAAAATAACCAAGCATCAATCGAACTGCAAAAATTGGGGCTCGAAGCTGAATATAACGCAGTAGTAGAGAAATCAAGCCCGGTCAGCGCGCGACTAAGATCAACCCTTGCAAATTCAGCAGTTACATCGGGTAGACTAGCAGCACCTGTTGGTAGAAATCCAAATTCAATATCAGGGCCAATACAAACAATTATAAATGACGGACAAGCCAGAGCCGCAAACATAATTGATGAATTTTCTTCAAACGCAGTGCAATTATCAGGAAGATTGAATGAAAGTGTTGCCGCTGTTACCAATGCCGTTAATATAGTGCCAAATGTTACAAAAACTGCTCTTGCCGCAGCAGAAAATGCCGCAACCACATTTGGTACAAGGGTAATAGCCCCCGGCATTAGAACTTTTGAAAATATTTTTTCAAATTATACACAGAATTTAGAAAAAAACATTATTACACTAAAAAATGGTGCGGTACTAACAGATGCACTAAAGCCAGTCACTGTTTTATCAACGTCAACGTCAATGTTAAATAATATTCGCGCAGAATACCCATTTAGAGAAACGATTACTACCATTAAAAGTACCGGAGTTCAAATTATAGGATACGGAACTCAATTAACCGAAGATTTAGCCAATCGTTTTTCTGGTGGAGTAAAAATGGCAGCAGGCGAAGCGGAAGAGTTATTACGCGGCAGAATTGGGGAAGTAGAAAATACCATTAAATCCATTGTCACAGTGCCAATGACGCAAAATCAATTTGATTCGGTAGTATCTCTAGGCGAACACATTGGCCCGCAAGCACTGGCTAATTCCGATATGATACCAGCAATAAATTCAGGTAATGTCCAAGCTGCTATTAATGATTTTGAATGTTACACAAATGGCGGAGAATTAGCGCCAAGAAGACGAGCCGAGGCAGGAAATTATGCTAATGGCGGAGAAGGGTCAACGGCAAACAATCCTAATTCCGGATTTACCCCAAAACCAGTAGCGGGTTCTGGAAAATTGACAAAGGGCACCCCAACTGCTGACCAAATCACAGCAATAGACAGAGCAGCCGAAAGAACCGGTGTTTCAAGAGAAGCATTATTTGGTTTTGCTGCTCAAGAAAGTGCGTTTAATGACAGTGCAAAAGCAGGAACAAGTTCAGCGACCGGATTGATGCAATTCACAAACAGTACGTGGAACGATATGGTAGGCAAATATGGTACAGAATATGGGTTAACTCCTTCTGGTAGAAATGATCCAAATCAAAGTGCAATGGCGGCGGCGCTATATATGAAAGAAAATCAAAGAACATTAGAAAGATCTATAGGAAGACCAGTAACTACAACAGATTTATATGCAGCACATTTCTTGGGTGCAGGAGGCGGAGCACGAATACTAAAAGCCTCCGGCAATGCGGTAGCAGCCGATGTAGCATTGCCCAAACAAGTTGCAGCAAATAAAACAGTATTTTTTGATAAATCAGGAAGAGCAAGAACGGTCGATGAAGTGTATGGATTTATGCAGCAAAAAGTTGAAGCCCCGGGAATAACATACGCCAGCGCATTTCCCCAAGGAAGCGGAACAAGAGGGGGCTAAGCTAACCCCTTTACTTCACGTAGAATATTAATAAACATTATTCCTTGCTCCATAGCATCATCTAATCCAGTATGTGTATAGGGCAGAGTGCTATCAAACCAATGTTTGGGGAATGTATTTTTAGTGGTTTGCTTAAAATCTGTTTTTAATAACGCCATAACATATGATTTAACATCTAAGCTTTGATATCCAAAAATACATTCATCAGTGAAATATTCCATATACCACCTAATAAATACAAAATCATAACCAGCGGGATACGCAACAAAAATTGGAGGGCCGTATTTGGCCATATCTTCAAGCCAAAGTTTATATTTTATCATTACTTCCTTTGGATTTTCGGTGTTGGTGGTAACTCGAGCCCATGCTAGTTGATTTTTGGCCCAAAACTTCATAGTATCTGGGTGTTGAACTGCGCCGGGCAATGGTACTAAATTAGCTTCAAATGTCCCTAAAATATTTTTATTAACATCAAGAGCAACGCTACCAAAGTTCAACATTGAATGTTTTCCTGGAATGGGTCCATCTGATTCAACATCAGTGCTAATATAAATTTCTTGATTCATAATTTACTCCTTTTTTAAAACTTATACTACTTTATTAGTTCAATCAAGAATTATCTACGTATATTATTTTATTAGCATAAATATTATATAAACAGGATGCTCCATGGCTAATAGATTTCAGCGTAATAAAATTTTTATAGGATTTTCAACAGTAATTCAAACCGTGCCATCTACTCGATTATATGATATTGACCTTGTTAAACGTGATTTACAAAACCATTTTATGACAAGGTTGGGTGAACGAGTAATGAAACCAACTTTTGGATCCATAATTTGGGATTTATTATTTGAGCCATTTACCGAAACGGTCAGGCAGCAGGTAATATCTGATGTCAGGCGTGTGATAAATTCTGATCCAAGAGTTGAGTTGGTTGATTTACAAGTCAATAACGAAGAATATGGAATAACCGTTGAAGCAATTTTACAATATAATCCTTTTGCAGTTTTAGATACATTATATGTAAGATATGTTAGAGAAAATTTTGCTACCGATAGCGAAAATACTACCAGATTTAGTGAAGACAACAATAATTAATTATAATAGTAGTTAATTTTATTAATATAAATATCATAATATTATAAAAAGGTCAAATTTATGAGCCAAAGCGTAAGACAAAGTAATCTATTCGCCGCCGAAGATTGGAGACGCATTTATCGAGCATTTTTAAAAGTAAATTTTACTTCATATGATTTTGATACAATACGGCAATCACTTGTTGAATATATTAGAATAAATTATCCAGAAGATTTCAATGACTTTATTGATAGTAGTGAATTTATTACTATTATAGATTTATTGGCTTGGCTTGGCCAATCATTAGCGTATCGTGTTGATTTAAACGTTAGAGAAAACTTTGTCGATACTGCTGAACGTCGTGAATCAATAATACGACTTGCCAACTTATTAAGTTATAGTCCCAAAAGAAACCAAGCATCTCAAGGTTTCTTAAAAATTATAGGCGTAAGAACAACATCAGATGTTATTGATAGTAACGGAACCAATTTAAACAATATTAGAATAAACTGGAATGATCCGAACAATCCGGATTGGGCTGAACAATTTGTATTAATAATGAACAATGCTTTCTTAACAAGTAATAAATTTGGGCAACCAGTACAGCAGGGAACCGACCAAAATAATGTAAGAACACAAGTATACCAACTCAATACCACAGTTTTATCAAACCCCGGAATATTTGGCTTTACCAGTAATATTGATGGAATTTCTGTGCCTTTTGAAAATGTTAATATTTCATATAGTGATGAAAATGGTTTTGAAGAACGAGCACCCAATCCATTTGATACTTGGCATTTACTTTATAGAAACGACGGACAGGGTAATCAATCAAAAAACACCGGATTTTTTACTTATTTCAAACAAGGCACACTTCAATTTCAAGATTTTAATATAGAAATACCTGTTGAAAATAGAGTTTTAGATATTAATACCAATAATGTTAATGAAGATGATGTATGGGTACAAACTATTAATGATGACGGAAGTGTTGATACCAACTGGGTTAAAGTTCCTTCGGTTGCCAATTCAAATATAATCTACAATAATGTTCCCAGAAAAGAAAGAAATATATTTTCAGTTGAAACTCGTATAAATGATCAAATTTCAATAAGATTTTCTGACGGACGTTTTGGTAATGTTGCGTTTGGTTTAACTCGAGTATACCATAGAGCCAGTATAGGCCAACGTTTGACTATCAATCCAAATAATATTCAAAATGTTGCTATATCAATACCATATATTACGCAAAATAATTTAAGAAAAACTCTTACA